ATCAACTCCGTTAGAACCGCCACTCATCTTTTTTACACCAAACTTGAACTTTGGAAATGTAGCTTTTAGTTCGTTACGGATTGCTTTTACGTCTTCTGCGGAAATGTATGCCATGTCGTCAACTCCTTGTTTTTTCAACTTACATATACATAATAGCACCAAGACGTCTTATGTCAACCAAAAAGACGTCTTTTTTTAATCTTTTTTTAACCCCAATCTTTGAAGTCGCCAGACTCTTCATTGTCATTATAGCCGGCAGTGTATGCTTCAATTTCAGCAGTGGTCATCAATGCTTCAGGGATTTCTTCACTTTGTCTGGTTGCACCTACAAAGTAATGAGGACTGAATCCTCGTCGGTAGTAGCTGTCTGCTCCACCTCGGTCATATGGGCCACCATGTCGTGTATCATACTTCATTGATATCCTCCACATCTGCAAATTTTACAACATATTTTTTAGGTTTACCATCCACTTTGGAATCTTCAACTTCCAACAGTTTGGTGTTCAAGTCACGAGCAACAATGGCTCCAGTGCTTGTATAATCTCCATATTTCTCAACGGGCAAATCTGCTAAACTCATCATACCGCCAGGACGTCCAAACGAATCCAGCGGAATATTTTTAACAGTAAAGGTACATTCATAACCTTTTCCAGGTTCAAGTGTTTCTGGCGTAATCATTATGCAGCCTCCGCTTCTTCTAGCCAACGATCCAGTGTTTGACGGTCAATACCGAAATCCTTACACATCTTATTACGTGTAATATTCTCTTGAAGTTCACGCTCTTTGCGCTCTTCTTCTTCTCGATTCATGTATGCACATGCATCATCAATCAACTTGTCTAACTCTGCATCTGTCATAGATGCAAGGTCCAGACTACGGGCATACGATTTGCTATATGCATCAGCAACCGCATAGTATGCACCCTCTTCGAGTTCGATACGATTGAACTCTTTAAGAGTACCAGAAGGAACACGTTCCTCCCAATACTTGGTATCATCAGGATGAGGCATCATTCCCATCCAACAACCAGGTTGTTTAGAAAACTCTTCGGCTTCAGCACGTTGAGCCATGATGTAGTCTACAAGTGCCTTTTCCATAATGCTCTCCTTAAGCAAAAAGTGGTTTCATTGTAGCATACACAACATTGTATGCATTCACTTCATATTCCCATGTAGCAAAGAAATCATCATCATCTTCGTACATATCACTAGCATTACCACTAGCATAACGATCCCAATGTTCGTTAATGTGTTCCATGCCTTTGAGCATATCACCATTAATGCTAATAATACCTTTTGCTTCTTCAAAAGTCATATTAGGCATCTCGTAAAAATTAGGAATATTAAACATTCGTATCGCTCCTTGCTTCTAACTATACATATAATATACTACCAAGAGCTCTTGAAGTCAACCTTTTTTTACATCTTTTTTAGAATTTTTTTAATCTTTTTTCGTGCCTTCCACCTTCAAAATCAGTGGATATAAATGCTTGCACGATGGGTTCAATACTGTGTTTATCAGTTACTCTAGCACCCAAACACAACACATTTGCATTGTTGTGTTGTCTAGTTAATTTTGCAGTTTCAACATCTTTGCACAATCCTGCACGAATTTTAGGTCTTCTATTTGCCGCCATACTCATACCAATGCCAGTGCCACACACTAGAATACCAAGATCCGCAGTAGTGTTTTCAACTAAATCACACACCATATCAGCAAAGTCAGGATAGTCAACACTTTGTTCACTATAACAACCTAAGTTAATTACTTCGTGTCCTTGTTCTCTGAGATAACTGTCTATATCTTCTTTGTATTGATATCCGCCGTGATCACTTGCAATTGTTATAATCATAATGCTACATCCTCTAGTCCAGCCGCACGTAGTTTTACTACATTGTTGATTTGAAATTGTTTTGCATCTAATGCTTTGACCAAGCCTAGATACTTGTTACGCACTAATGCAAATTCATTGATGATATGTTGTTGGTCAATTACTTCATCTTCACCATCAGCATATTTTTCAGCATCACGACTGCTCAGTGCTTTGTTGTAACCTTCTAGATATTTTTTGTAGTATTTGGTACGTTTTCTACGCATCTCAATATTGAGATACTCTAATATAGCTTCTATTTCCTGCAATTGATTAAAACGATGCTCAACTATACCCGGCATGTCTCGACTGTTTTTCTCAACACTTCCTTTGAGACTACAGTCTTTTCTTGCTTCGTCTAGTTCTTGTTCAAAATAATCAATTGCAGGAACAATGTTTGCTATGTCTTGTCTTATTTTATTAAACCAGCTCATTACCAATCATCATATTCATCAGAGTCTTCTTCGAGATTATCATATGCATCTTCATAATAATTGTCTCTGATAACTCTGTCAAGTGTTGAATCAAAACCAAACCATTCATCGCCTACTTCTGTTAAATCACATATTCCTTCATTAATTACTGAAAGAAATTTTTCACAGGCAATGTCTCGGTCTTTGGCATTGATATAAGGTTTCATGGATAGCCACATATCAACATACGTGGCTATCTCGCTATCACTCATTTTCATTGGCTACTTCTTCCTCAGGTAACATATCTTGTTCGATATTTTCGTTCTCGATATTTACCTCCGGAAGGTCTTTCTTACCCCATTCATTCATAATGAGATCCAAACATCCATCTGTATTGGCTTCCCATGCTTTACGAAATTGTGTTACGACTTCACCAGTTACTGGACTTGTGTATTCCAAACGGTTACCAGTTTTCTTAAGAATTTCAATTTTCTCACACAAGTCAACAAAACCACTGTATGGATTCATTCCTGTTTCATAAGGAATTTTTATCTGTACACTTTCAAAAGGTTTAGCAAAACGTGTTTTCATAACTTTACATGCGGCACGAATACCACGCACTTCACTAATTTTATTACCGTCTTCATCTTCTTTGAGCTTGAGTTTGCGCATTGCAACAACAATTGAACTTGCATAGATAAAGCCTTGTCCGCCTGATATCTTATCATCTGGATCAAACATATCCTGCGATGCATATGTATGGTTAGTTGCTACTAGTCCAACATTGTAATCGCCAAACATGTTTACACAGTTTCTAACAAGTGCAGTAAGTGCTTTAGGTTTACGACCCAAGTCACCTTTCATATCACCTTTTTGGAACTGGTCAATATCTGTGGGAGTTAGCATCATGCCCAAACTGTCAATTACAAACAGTACTTTTGGGCGATCTTCTTCTTCTTTGTCAGCGAACTGTGCTTTGTAGTCCTTCATAAATTCACTGATAACTTTAGCAACTTCATCAATCATTGCTACGTTTAGTTTCATCAGTGCATTTTCACTAGTATCAACATCAAGTGCTTTGAGCCACTGTTCATCTAGTGCATTTTCACTGTCAATAAGCACACAAAAAATACCTTGCTTTTGTGCTTCTCTAATTAGGTTACCACTACAGATAAAACTTTTACCTGCGCCACTTTCGCCAGCAAATACTGTTACTTTGCCTAGCGGTACACCTTTGTTAAAATCACCACTGATCAATTTGTTTAGTGTATAATTACCTGTTGAGATCCATGTATCAGGATCTCTAAATCCGCTACTGAGCCCAGGTACGCTCTTTGTAATACTTTTGCGGAACTTACTTACGTCAAAAGGTTTGCTCATTATTATCTCCAAGAAAGCACTGTAGGCGACTATTGCCGCCTACTGTTAACTGTTATTAACCGTTGTTGCGATTGCGAATTGCCGCCAAAATGTCTTGCGCACTTGGCTTGTCACCTTCTGCAGGTGCAGTTGCCGCTACAGTTTCAGCTACTTGCTCTGCCTGTGCAGGTGGAGTAACTGGTGCCGCTTCTGCTACAGGAGCAGGAGTTGGCGTAGCCTCAGGCTTTGGTGCAGGACTGGGTGTCGCCGCATTAGCTTTTGGTGCACTGTTTGCAGTATCAATCTGTACACCAGCAGGGCGATAGTAGTTGCCCCAAAGTTCTGGATCATACATTTGACCATCTACACTTGCTTCAAACATTTTGCCAATTACAGCCAGTTCATCATCATTCGGCTGTTTAGGAAGATAATCATTGAGATTAAACAAACCATATTGGTCAATTGCCGCACGTTCGTTAGTGTCCAAACTACGCTCTCTACGAGCCCAACTTGAAGTCGAATAATCAGCATACTGACCTTTGGTCGTCTTAGTAAGACGGAAATCAGTGCCTTGTTCGATGTCAGTTGGAAGTTCAACAAAGTCGCTATCCATAAGCGCACCTTTAATAATATTAAAGATACTTGGATTGATAATAAACCTACGAATTGGATTCTCAGGAGTAGTATCTTCTTGTAGACTGCTTTCAGCTACAAAACCTTGGAACACATAACTGCGTTTTTTCCAATATTTACGACCCATATCTTCTAGTGCTGGGTCTTTGAACCAAGGACGTACTTCTGCTAGTACAGGACAACTTCCTACTGGACCCCACATTTCGTTACAAGGAACGTTTACAGTAACTCGACGACTATTAGTATCGCCTTTTACACCTGCAAACTCTAAACGAATCATCTGACGCTCACGCCAAAAGTAAGTGTTGCTTGAATCACCATCTGGTAAAAAGCGTAATACACTTGTTGAATTTTCTGGGATATTCCAAAATGGAAAGATAGCGTTGTCGCCACCACCTGTACTGCTTGAGCTACCTCCACGGTTTTCTTGCTCTTGCAATTTTGCACGAATTTCTGCCAATGTTGCCATAGTTATTCTCCTATATGTTGCCTATGTTTTATGCCTAAGTATGCCTCGTGACTACTTATATAGCCACTAGTATATGTGTATTTGTGAACGTTGTCAACCAAAAAGTTTATCGAAATCATATTTTTCAAATGTGCTTTCGAATGTTTCAATTTCCTGTTCATTTTGTACACTTGCTGCTTCACTTTTTGCTGTGGTTAACTTGGGCATCAATGTCTTCATAGCACCTACTGCTCGTTTAAGCATAGCACCATCTTTTACATTGTCAACCACATCGTTAAATCTTGCAAGTAAAACTGCTAGTTGATCCTGATCTTTACCACCATCAATAGCAGTGCTAAGATATTCCATAAATGCACCTATTTGTACATTCATTGGTTTACCCACTACACTTTTATTAATTAATGGATTCTCTGGATCGCTTTTTACATTAACACCTTTACGTAATCTAACCATATCCATTTTTTCAATGGTGTCAACTAGATTATCCAGTGTTTCTGCTGCAAATGCATCAGCTTCTCGGATTGCTTTCATCTCTTTCACTAGTGCATTTACATACGGTAACGCATCATCTAAACTTTCGTCAAATGTACGTACTGTAAACTGGTTACGAAGTTTTGTACGATCTGTTTCATTGATCTTAACTTCTTTTGATTCAAACGCATTTTTTGCTTCGTTGTATGCTTTGATGCCTTTGAGTTTATTAATTGTTTCTCTGATACTGCCAATACGCTGAGAGACTGCTTCTACGATATCTGCTGTATCTTCATTTACCAAACCATTGCGCTTACTGTAGTTTGCAAACTCTTTGAGCTTTTTGAGTTCTACAGTTTGTTCTTGAATATGTTGTCCGAATTCATCATGTGGTGTACCACCTTCTTTAACATGACGTAGCATTGCTCTGCCGCCTGCTAGGTTGTTGGTCGGCATCTTGTAGCGTTCACCTTCTGCGTTCTCAATATAGATAGCACTGATGTTTCTACTGCGACTTCCACGTGATTCTTCGTTCACTGGTTTTGTGTGTTTAATTATTAGTTTAGCACTTTCTAACTTTTGGTAACTGCTCTTGCTAGTACCATAAGCTGGGCTAATACCTTCTTCTATTTTCATGTCTCTCACCTTTTGCGCTTGGTAATCCTGGTCTTTTGGTTCAATATGTTTAGTAAAACTTTTTAATGTATATTCAATAATATTTCGATTGGCTAGATTCTTCAACTGATATAGTGTGTCTTTAAACTCATCTAAGTTTGTGTTTTGATTAACACTCACTCGGAGTTCTCTTGTACTTTCAGTTTCATCCAAGTTAACCATACTGCCTAACTTTGGAATGTAAAAGCGTCTGGCTTGATCTGGATCAACTGTGCTTTCACCCTCATCTGTATACAGTTTTATATTATATCCATTGCCTTTTAATATTTTAAAGACTTCATTGGATATATTCGAAATATTAATCATATTGGTTCCTTTAATGTATTTATGTTAGAAACACAAAAGGCATGGGCTCTACACTTTCCTCATCGGTAAAGCTATCCTTTAATTCGTCATATGCATTTTCATCATACTGTGCAACTTG